AGTATTCGACGAGCTTTTCAACGTGCTTTGAAAAAGCACGAGCTTGATCTCTTATCCCAGGATGAGCGGTGTCAGAGACCGAAATTACTTTTTCTACGCATTGTTGCGCTAATTCTTCAGGCGTAAAACCTCTATTATCAGTTGTTCTAACTCCAACGATAGGTTCATCTTTTGGTACGCTTATATCTATTTTAAACATTATTGTTTTGCCCTAATCACTTTTCCTGTGCGATATTCGTCTGTAGTTTCTTTTGCTTCTCCAAGCATTTTTAAACCAGATAAAGATTCTGTAAACCTTTTATCGTAATATGCCATCATATCTTGTTCACCTTTCATAAAAATATAAGCCTCAACAAGTGCTCCGTATAATAATGACAATTCAGCATTTTCACTTAACCATGTTGTTCCGCTTCCTGAACCCGCAGTCAAACTTGCAGGACGATAAAAATAATGAAGTTCTGCGGTAAATGTAGTATTTGGAGTTGGAGCCAGTATAAAATTATCTACATCAAAAACAGCATAGTATCGGGGAGATCCCGTAGTTGTAGCATCTGGAGTGTATGTTTGTATAAAACTAGGATCTTTAAAATCTATAAAGAATTTGTCTCCATCTGTGCCTGCAAGACTAAGAGAAAACGGAGCCAGAAAATCACTAGGACAAGCTAAAAATTTATTACTAGCCGTTGTGGAAGCTGTGGCATTTTTGCGAAATAGGCTAAGTTGTACGCTTTTTAGTATTCTTTCTTCAGCCTGTCTTATAAATAATGAGAGATTATTGACAAAAGTTGTTTCATCATTTTCTGTATAGTCTTGAATGGCTGTTTTTAATTGATCGAATGTAAAGCTCATATCATACTCAATTTGTAGTCACTATTGTTATATTACCTACCATAGCACTATGATTTGTGCATTGATATACTAGAGATGTATCACTTGGTTCATGTGGTACAATAAACTGTGTCAAACCCGTAGTTGAATTATAATTTTCTGTAACACCTGTGGTAAAAGCAGAGCCGCCATTAGATGTTCTAATCTGTAAAGGATGACTTCCCACATTAGCTGTATTGTCAATTAAATATGTATGTCCACAATAAAAAACAAAATTTGGATTATTGCCAGACGTAGCTCCAGGGCCAGTAAAGGTATACGCAGATGACCCATTTGTCCCTGCTACATATGTCGTTACAGGCCCAGATACTTCGTCATTTAATCTAATCCAATTCCCACCGTGCGCGAAATACAATCCCCCAGTCGCGTGCACATGCGCCACAGCGCCATGGTATGTGGAGGCACTTGGAAGATCACTCAAAGCTGCATAATAAAATACAATTTTATTTGCGCCAGAACTTACATTAAATAATCCATTTGAATCAATTATATCAGTAAGAGTAGTCCCATTTCCAAGAGCAGCATACACCTCATTAAAATTGTCATTGATTTTATCTGCACCTGCACGAAGAGTATCTCCTGTTCCATCGTTTGCAGATGAACCGATACCTACTGTTTGTTTTGCCATATCCTATCCCTCGTCAAATGTCTGTGATGTTGAGTCTAATGTAACTGATGTGCTATCAAAAGTTGCCGCATCGTCTATAACAGTGACACTACCAACGGTGCCTGTGCCTGCCAATCCCGTAACGACTACAGTTTCATTTCCTGTGTCTGAAAAAGTTATAGTTACTGAACCAACCTGTCCTTCAGCAACTAAATTATTTGCAGGGGTTATCCCTGGAATATCTCTAAATCCAACAGGATCATAACCATACTGTATATCTCTTTGCTCATCTAAATTCTGCTCTGGTCTTGGATCTCTCAACGCTTGAGGGTCAGGAACAGCCCTAAGTGGCTGCAATTGAGGATGTTTTTCCTCCCATTCATCTCTACCAACAAGCAAACCGTTCCATTCTTTACGCATATCTTTTAACCGATATCTGAATCCAGATCGGTCTGATATGCCAAAAGCATGTTTTCCTGTTGCAAATTTAGACAATACGATAATTTCCTAAACTTGGTGTAATTTGAAAAGAAGCACGATCTCTATCTTCATCAATCGCTCTTCTCATTTCTTCTTCATATACCGCTTTTAACATCTGCACACGCTCTGGAGCACGTTTTAAAGCAATATAATAAGCTAAACCTGCTGATAAACACGGATAAAACCTAAAAGGTATATCCATTGTGTTAACTTGAGCATCAGCATCATCTATCCTTGTTAAACAGTCATAAACTAGCACATCTGTGCTATTTTCTGGCAAAGGCCATATTTTCAGATTAGGTGTTAATTGCCTATCTAAAAAAAACTGCGTTGGCCTTCCTGTTGTGGTTTTTGTAGGAATAGCAAGGTATGTATCCCTGCTAATCCTATCCATTGTAAAGTCTGTTCCGTCCCTTCTTACAACAACGGAAAGAACATCAATAACGTCTGTTAGCATGTCATATTCACCATCAGACGTTGTTAATGCTTGTGTTCTCTGCTTTATAGTCCATTGATTTAGACCGCGATTAGCCCAATCAGCAAGCATCAGATTAAGAGATCTTTTGGCTGTTTTCAGGTCGTAGCCTGTACGAGCCTCTAAACCACAACGTTCAAAAGCTTCTTCTACATACTCAGCTACATCTAATTCAAAGTCTGTTGATCCTGATACAGCCATTTTTATTCCTCGTTATAAAGATTATCAAAAATGCGATTTACATCCAATGTATAGTCTAAATCACTTTTTGAATAGTGTATATGTTGTGAAGGTTTAAAATCAGGCGCACCCTCTCCCGCTTGAAACCAAGCAGGGTGCGTTACTCTTACTCTGTTATTTGGTAAAGCTACGATATTACCTGTCCACTCTCCCGCGTCCAGTAATTGTAAAACGTGACTTTGTTTGTGTTGTGCAGGATCGTCTGCTATCTCGCTCTCTGCATAATCAACTGTAAAAAGGTATTTAGCAGGATGCATTTCACCATCTACCTTTGCCAACCAAGGGCATGGGGTGGCACGGTCTATTACATACACTGCATGATTATACGAAGCACAATCCCAAGGCTGTGCATCATAAGTTTCCATTGGTTCAGGCCATTCTTCTAAAGGAATGTCAGCAACTAAAGCGGTTATGGGCATTCTGGCCCACATTGCTCCACCGTGTACTGTGTCTTCTTCTTCGCCTTCAGCTTCACTACCAGTGAAGATAACCTGAAAACTAAGACACCTGTTTGGCATTGATGTAACGCCAACAACCATAGCATGTAAAAATTCGCCGTGATACTCTTCATGGTTATGAGTGTATTCACGGCGAACCCATGCTTTAAAATAGGGTATATTGCTATGTAAATAAGGCATTAGGACTTGGTTACTTTATACCCCATTTTTTTAGCAGCAGCGCGAAGTTGTGCTACGGTCATTTTCTTTGCACCGCCTGCTCTACCACCTTTTTTCATCATCATAGGCTTCTTACCACCTGCGGCTCCACCCTTTTTCATCATTCGGGTCTTTTTACCGCCTGCGGCACCACCCTTCATCATTCTTTTGGGTTTTTTACCACCAGCGGCTCCGCCCTTGTTCATTCTTTTTACCTTGCCACCTTTACGGTAGCCTTTCTTTTTCATCGCCATAAGTCTTCTCCTTTCAAGATTGTGTAACAGCACCCTTTGTGCGCTTACGCCGATTCGCCATAATTACGCCGCAACCTCTCGCTACGGCTGTACCTTTTTTGGCCTTCCCTTTGAACGGCCTTTTTGATTTTGTTTGTTTGATTTCACCGCCTTTTTTTGCGAATTTGACTTCTGCGGCTTTGGTGTTTTTGACGAAGGTTTTTCCTTTTCTTCCTTCACGCTTCTTTTTTTCGGCGGTTTTTTTTCGTTCTTTTTTAGTAAGACTATTCGCTTTAGACCTTGGAAGACACCTATCAGGGTTCTTCTTATCTTTTGAAGTGCCGCACGGACCTTTGATTTCACCATCGGTTCCTATCCTTACCCAATCTTGTTTTAACCATTTTTTTAATTCACCCATTAGACTTACCGCGCTTTTTTCTAATTGCTTCTTTACCTTTTTTAGCAATTTGAGCTTGTTTTAATTTTCCAGCTACCTTTGCTCTTTGTTCTAAAACTGTTAATATTTGTATCTTTCTAGCGAAAGGTTTATTTATCTTTTTTACTTTTGCGACTGTATCTCTAGCATCTTTCTCTGTTGCATATTTTATAGAAACTGTATCTTTAGGATTCTCATCTGTATAAAGCCTACGACCACTTTTTTTGGGCTTTTTACCAGTTCCTATTTTAGGATCAGCCATTATCTACCTTTTATTTTTAATAACTTTCTTTAAACTTTTAGCTTGTTTAGCGTGTAATTTTGAGGCTTTTTTCAAACCTTTTATCACTTTTTTAACAGATGATTTCTTTTTTTTGCTAATCATTATCTGCCCTTTCTCTTACCGCCTTTGGACTTTTTGGCATAATTAGGATCTTTACAGTACTTAGATGCTGCTAAGTTTGCATACGCTGAGGGATATGTATCAAACGTTCTTTTTGCCCACGCCTTTCCCTCTGGACAGATCTTACTGCCTTTTGATTTTGCAGAAGCTTTTCCACCTTTTCTGTAGTAAGTTAAGCCTTTTGGCATTTTACTTTTTGAAGGTGGCTTGGAAACTTGTTGCCGCATTTGCGCCCTCGACATTGCCATAATTTCTCTCCATATGTTCTTTGATGAAACTAATTTGAGAGGCCATAACCTCTGTTCTCTTATCTACTGCAATAAGAGTTTTAGTAACCCAATCAGCCCAACTATAACCAACGCCTCCAACGCCAAGGATGAAGGCTGTTATGAGAGCTATCGTGACTTGTTTGTTCAACAT